GACGCCCCTCTGCCTGACACAACCTAATCACATTACTCATCATATAGTGATTGTGCCTTCTTGATGTCCTCTTTTGATGATGAGATTGAGAGGCGAGGACATAAGAAACCGTAAATTAGTCCATACAACCTTGCATCAAACCTTCTGTAGCGCAAGGGTCTTCAATATATCCTACTAGTGCGATCATACCAATCATTACAAAAAATAGCGTCCAAAATTTCATTACCAAACTCCTAATAATTAACATAATCTAAATCTGTTCCATATTCAAAATGTCCATTGTCCATATCGAATACACACTGATCAATTAACTTGCCCCAAATCTCTGGAACAGTGATACCTTCTTTCTGTCCAATCTTTTCACACAACTCAATCTTTTCAATTGTTGCACAACCAAACTTTCCAATTACTGTATCACCAACTTTCAATTTAAACTGCATTTTTTTGAACCTCACTGTAAAATTCTTCTAGTTGTTCTTCCAACCCCATGTCGGAATCAAACCCCAGCAAATCCAAATTGATATCACCTTTTCTTTGTGAAACCATTGTCATTGCAACAGCGTCTGAAACTGAAATGGGTGTTCCCATTTTTAGATAGTTAGTCATCTTGTCCATGAATAACTCTGTTAGTGCCCAATAGTAATTTTTAACTTTCATATTATTTCCTCTCATCATTGATTATGTATATACTATAACACGATAAGTGGGGCGTTGTCAACCCCTAAAATAAACCATTGATAATACAGCGTTTTATCCTATCCGTTTGCCGCACCAGCAGCTGATGGGTACGAATCACTTGCAACGATTCGGTTTCCTTGTCTATCAAATGTTTCTTTGGGAGCATTAGGGTCTGGAACTACATAACCATCATTCCAACCAAATGCCTCTTTAACTACAAATTCTGATAAACCTTTGTATATCTTATGCAAGGCTTTGTCTTTAGCACCGTTTAGTACTCTTGCTTCTCCAGCAGATAGTCCTTCCAGCATTTGGATATACATATTTTCTCGTCTGTTTTGATTGATATTTTTATCTGCACCTTTAATGAAGTGCCACAACTTTTTTGATTCTGTAGCAAGTCTAGTATGTTCTGTACCATCTGGAGCATCATTCACTCGAAATGGAACATCACCTTCTGGAATTGCCCAATATATGTTAGGATCAAAAGATGCTTTAATAACCATCCTCAAACCAGCTGTATCGTATTTTTTCAGAACTTTTACCTTCTGTTCTTTAGTTTTTGCTTTATGCACTTGATCTAAAACTTCGTGATAAAGTAGTGTGAAATCATCGGCCATGTTAAAATTCTCCTATATTTTCTGTTAATTCTCTTAACCGTTTTGTTGTGAAGTATGTATAAAGTTTAGAACGGTCACCACAAGGTGCCTCACAAAAATCCACCATAATATCTTTTGCAAGATTCTCTGGAATCATTTTTAAGTCTATCAACTTTTGATTTCGGATATAGTTTCGTCTAATTTCTTCTTCAAAGTCATCTATATTCATATCAATCCATACTTCAATTTTTTTCTTAGTTAAAGGTCTTTGTCTCAACCCTTCCACAAAAGTATGATCTGGCGATAGCACATTTGGTACACCGTCACTTGAATCACCCTTCAATATGTGTTGCTTTATATATGTCTTTGGGTCTTCACCATCGACATACTTTTTCAAGATTGGACTATACTGTTTAACATTAGAATAAGTTTGTAACTGAATGAAATCTTTATCACCACTTATAATCATGATCTTCTCTTCTTGAAAATTCTCTACAAGAGTAGCAATTATATCGTCTGCTTCTGCACCATACACTTCAACAAACTTGTATGGTAAGTTCTCTTTAAATTCTGCTTTGATAGCATTAAGACATTCAAAAATAGCGTTCCAATCATTACTGTCTTTCTCTCTACCCTTTTTCCTATTATGTTTATACTGTTCAAAATAATCTCTACGCCAATAGTGTTTGGAATCATATGTAAGAACAACTTCTCCATACTCTTCATGAAACATATTTCTATACAATCTGATAGAGTTTAGTATCATGTGACGTATCATCTTATCATCAACTTCATCACTTTTTGACATTTGCTTTGACATCATAACTGATGCTAGACAAATTTGGTTCATATCTATAATAATCATTCTTGTGTCGTATCCTTCACATATTTATTAATTGCTTCTCGTAATGGATGAACGTAACCTAATTCTCTCATGATTGTTGCCTTTATACATTCTGTAACAAACCTTATGTCACCCAGCATCTCTGGAGATTCAATATTGAATCCTTCTTCCTTTAATGACTCCATAAATTCAATCAAACAATCTTCGGTTAACTGATCCATAAACAACATATCTTTCTGTATCTTAGATATCTTACTTCGTTTTTCTTTAGATATCTTTTGATAAGAATCGAACCACTTAGTTGGCCCTTTTACGATTTTTGCTGGATCTACCCCTTCGGTACTATCGTCACCCATTTTACTTTTCTTTCTTGTTCACGACCATAAAAATTATCCATCCACTGACCACCTTTTAGATATGATCTAAGATTTCTAATATAACTCTCTATATCAGCAAGTTTAGACATAGAGTGTCTTTCCTTTAACCTTACTTGACGCTTTAACTCTGGTAACTTATCTTGATTCCAAGCAATCCAATCCTTAACATTTTTGGCAGATATGGGATGTTCGTCATCCAACTCTAAAACATTTGGGTGAATTGATTTGTTCTTTGCTGGTTGTTTAGCAGCACGAACTTTCGCCATCTTTTCATGATTATTTAAGACTACATCCTCTCTTCTATTTCTCGTTGTTTCTTCTGCCATCTCTTGACACCTGCCTTTTTGGCAATCCTTCTCTTTTCAGATGGTTTTCTATAACCTTCCGACCTATCTCTGATCTCTTTCATGATACCTTCTTCAAGCATCTTCTTCTTCAAGACTCTAAGAGCTTTGCTGACATCGTTATTTCTAACTGCAACTGTCATACCACTATACTCTTTAGGTTTATCTTCTCTAGGCCTTCGTTGAAAATCGCCTTTGGGTTTCCACCCTCTACTGTTATCTTTTCTCATATATACCTACTTATTAAAGTTGATTGATTTAATTCTACCATTGTATTCAAATGTAAGAATTGAATGTGAGTAGGAAGTTCTTTCAACTTCATTATACCTAGTGATATTTGAACAGACATTTCTAACCTCTTGTTCTTTACTACCGATATTTGAACCGATAACAACACCTAGTATTTTACCAATATCATTACCATCACCAACTTTATTACCAATGATACCACCGATAATAGCACCTAGTAGTGCATCACCATTACCTTTTAGAGCATTGGTTGTACCACTCATAATGCCACCGTTATTAACTTTGACATCTCTACATACCGTAACTTGGTATGGTACTTGTTGGATAATTGTTTTTTCTACATCTTTGACAGATATAATTTTTGCTCCTGCTGGAATTGATTGAGCAGTTGCACTCATAGTTGTAACTGCAGCCACTATGGCAGCACCTATTATTACTTTTTTTAACATATTTAACCTCTTGGTTTGTTATTGTATATATAGATTAACACAAACTTTAACCATTGTCAAGTGTTTTTTTATGTAATTCTACAAAATATTCTGCATCTATCAGAACCAGAGGCCTTGATTTGTTACGTTTTATTACAACTATAGGCTGATAATCACCAGAGTTTTCATTTGCCTGTTCAAACGCCTTCCAGACGTTAACTGATTCTTGATTCTTACACTCTATTGAATATGGAAACTTTGCACGAGCAGCACGGGCCATAATCAAGTCCTCACCACCAGCACCCATACTTCTGGATTCTACATCCTCTGGGTGTACCTCTAATTTCTCAATCAATTGGTCACGAACCCATTGTTGTAATCTTCTACCTTTAGCTTTTGCTGATTGTGTTTTCATTATCAATCCCACTCATCTTCATCATCCCATGCTTCTTCACTCTCGATTTCGTCTTGTTGTTCTTCTTCTAGTTTTGACCCACAGAATGTGCAGAATCCTATTCTGTAATGTCTAGTGCTTAATGAGTGTGAGACTTTAAAATCAGCCTCACACTCTTCACAATTTATTATTTTTGTTGTCATATATTTAATGTTTCATTTCATATGCATCTTCCCAACTTCCAGACAATCCAGCGACTTCGTACTCTGTCACTCTATTCTCAAAAAAGTTAGTATGATCTGCAGCGTTAAGTATCCACTCCAACCAAGGAATTGGATTTTCCTTTACCTTAAAGTTAGTTTTCAATCCTAGTTGTAACAACCTTCTATCGGCAATATACCTTATATATGTCTTTACATCTTCGGCCTTTAAACCCTCTGGTTCACCTAGTGCATATGTCATATCTACAAACTTATCTTCTAGTTCAACTATTTTATCAGACATCTTATAGATTTCTTTTTTAAATTCATCGTTAACAATTTTAGGTTTCTCTGAACAAAATGCTCTAAATAGTTTTGCGATACCCTCAACATGCATTGATTCATCTCTTACTGACCACTCAACAATTTTACCACAACCCTTCATCTTACCGAACCTTTGAAAGTTCAATAACATAATAAACGATGCAAATAAAGATACACCCTCATTGAATACAGATTTTGCAAGAGCAAGTCCTATACCTTTGTGTGTAGATACATCTGAATCCATCATGAAATCTACTTTATCTGCCATCTCCTTATACTCTAAGAAGGCATGAAAGTCACTATCTGGTAAACCTAGTGTCTCATTTAACAATGCATATGCTCTTTGATGAATACCTTCTCTTGATGCAAAAGAACCAAGCATATTTCGTATTTCATTATTCTTAAATTTAGGTAAGAATTGGTCGAAATAGTTTTGTCCAACTGCAACATCTGATTGTGTAAACAATCTTAATACGTTTGTAATATATAATCTCTCTGAATCAGATAACTTATTACCCTTCCAATCTGAAACATCTTCTGATAAGTCTACCTCATCTTCTATCCAATGAACTTTCTCATGTCTTACGACCATTTCAACTGCCCACGGATAATAGAATGGTTTATATGCCTCTGAAAATGCCAAAAGACTTCCCCCACGAATTTTTAGAATTTCATCTGATTTTTCTAATAGTTGTGAAAAACCACCAATCCTAGAACCGTTAACAAAAATCTGTGGCACACTTTGGATGTTACCTTCTTTTCTATTTAATCTTTCTTCTGTATTATTAACTCTTTGATAAAACTGTAACCTTTCATCATCATTTGACATACTATGTTCTGTATAATCAATATTATGTTCATTGAACCAGTTTTTAGCATTGACACAATATCCACATGTTGGACTTGTATATATTTGTACATCCATTTATCTTCTCCTCTTTAACCTTGACAGGCGATACATTCTTCTTCTTCTTGTTTTAATTCTGAATAATCTCTTAATTTATCCAGTGCGACTTTATCTGAAACCTTCTCTGTTTTTGATGTTGTTTCAGTCCTTAAATAATATAATCCTTTACACTCATCTTTCCATGCTTTAAAATGGGTCTGATGTATGTACTTCTTGGATGCACCAGCAGGAAAGAATAGATTAAGTGATTGTCCTTGACACAAAAACTTTTGTCTATCGCCTGCAAGTTCTACTACAAACTCTTGTCTCAATTCTGTAGCAGTCTTATACACTTTCTTTAACTCATCTGATAAAAATGTCAGATGTTGGACACTACCATTGTTTGTAACGATTGAAGTCCAAACTTCGGAAGTGTTCATATTTAGTCTATTCAATTCTTCTTCTAAAAATCCATTCTTAATTAGGTGTGAACCAGCCCTAGTTCTGTGAGTATAAGCATTTGCTTTATTTGGTTCGATTGACGGTGAAGTGCCCACAATCATTGAAGAATTTGCATTGGGGGCAATCGCAAGTAAGTGAGCGTTACGCCTTCCAGTACCCTCCATATCTGGAGCTACGCCCCGTTCAGCACCAAGTTTCAAGGTTTCCTCTACTGCTTTCTCTTTGATATCTTTAAAGATTTTGACGTTCAATTCTTTTGCTGTCACACTTTCAAGTGCAATGTTATTCTTCTGCAAATATGAATGAAAACCCATCGCTCCAAGACCAAGAGACCTTTCTTGTTCTGCTGAATATTTCGCCTTTGGTAAAGTATCTGGGCAGTTGTCAATAAAGAATTGTAATACATTATCTAAGAAACGAATCAAATCATTAACAAGATTTGTATCTTTCCACTCGTCATATTTCTCTAGGTTCACAGAGGATAGACAACACACAGCAGTTCTTTCCTCGTTAGTAGGTAAGTGTATTTCATTACACAAGTTAGAACCATGTATCTTTAAACCTTTATCTTTCTGTGTTTGAGGCATATATCTGTTTGCAGTATCAATAAAATTAATATATGGTTCACCAGTTCTAAATCTAGTCTCTAATAACTCTTCCCACAACTTTCTTGCCGATATACTTTTTCTTGCAACCTTTTCATTTGGGTCTATCAAATCCCAATCCATACCCTCTTCAACGGCTTTCATAAATGCATCTGGTACATTTACAGCGTTATGTAGATTCAATGCTTTTCTTCCAACATCACCAGTTGGAATACGAAGCTTTAAAAACTCTTCAATGTCTGGATGTGAAATATCAATATAAGCTGCATACGAACCTTTTCTAGTTTTACCTTGTCGGTAAGCAATCATATCAGCATCTACTGTATGAAGAAAAGGAATTGGGCCTGGTGCAATCTCTGATACTGAACGAACAGCATTCCAGTGACCACCAACCCCACCACCTTTTACTGATAACCATCTTAATTCAGCAGTGTGTTCAATAAGTCCTTCTAAACTATCTGGAACATATGATAGGAAACATGAAATGGGTAATGCTTTAATCTTTTCTTTTGGTAATACTGCATTTGATAAAACTGGCGATGCATACATAAACCAATTTTTACTAGCAGCATCATAAATTCTTTGTGCAAGTTTTTTATCTCCGAATGAATAACATGCAGCTGCTCTTGCAAATGCATGTTGAGGTGATGGTTCATCATCTCTACAATAATAATCTAATAATAGTTTTGATGATTGGTCTGATAAATTATCATCTCTTGATAGATCAATGTTGATCCCTTGATAAACTTTAGACATTTTGTTTACTCCATTGAGAAAATTTGATCTTAGCGGTCAAACCTTGATATGTGTTATCTTTAATTATTTTTGTGATTTCTTCTTTTGTCCGTCCTGCTAGTATCATATCGTTTATATCCTTCTCTCGTACATTATCTGGCCACAAAACAACTTTGTAATCCAAATCTATTATCTTTCTAATTCTTTTTAGTATCTCAATGCCTCGTCTTTCATTATCAAATATAATTACTTTATTGTCTTTGTCTAATTTAGTAAAATCAGCACCAGCAACAGCAATACAGTTATCTAGGAACAAACTATCTATGGGGCCTTCAACTACATAAGTTAATTTATTTTTTTGTAGTTGGTGTAGTCCATATATATTATCCTTATCTTCATTCAAACTGATAGTGATATACTTAGGTGTCTCCTTACCAAACGCTCTTCCTTGAAGAGCAAACATATTATTTTCTTCATCAAAGAATGGAATGACCAATCGTGGGTGATCTCCACCTAAAGATGAAAACTTATTAGGAATTAAAGTATTTACCCATGTAAAAAACTTGGGTGCATAAAATAATTCAAAATGTTTATTAGTGGGTATCTTACGACTTTCTACCCATCTCTTAACTGGATGATTAAATCCAAGTTGAGAAATCTTTTTAAGTTTAGTCAGAGGAGGCATACCCTCTTTAGTTCTCCTCATAAACTTAGGTTTTTGAAACTTACCTATATCATACTCCTCTTTGTCTGGAGTCTTTTTGTAAGTCTCTAGTATATAGTCTTTATGAACGCTCTCATCGACAAAAGATAGTAAATTTTTTAAACTTTTTCCTACCCCACAGTTGTGACACTTGTACACAAGGTTTTGTTCCTTACGGAATATAAAACCTCTTGCTTTAGTTGATGATTTATGAGAATCGCCACAGTATGGACATCTAAAATTCCAGAGGAAATCCCCCTTCTTTTTAAAGTGTGAAAGTTGGCTTGATATAATATTGACGTATTTAATTTCATTGAACATAGTATGACTATACACCAAAAACTATGCAGAGTCAAGTACTATTTTGAATTTTGTTGATTAAAAAGTTCAAACAGTGTCTTAACCTTCTCACCAAGTACAATTATAGCGTAATGCATCTTTGCAAGTACTATTACCAATGTAACAAACCCAACTAATATGGGCCATAGTTTGATGAGCAACTCGAAAGAATCTGCCATGTTTTTCCTATAAATTTAAATTTATTAACTTATGTAAAATAAAACCAGCAACAATAGAACCACCAATTAGTACATGTCTCCACTTCTCCAGAACACCCACTCTGTCGTTAATATCACTCTTTAATGTATTAATCTTCTCTGTTTGTTCTGTATGTTGTTTAGACATTAAATCCATTGTTTCTCTACTCTGATCAGATATCCTCTTATGTAAAAGTTGTATCTGTTCTGAAAAGTCATTTCTTCTGGATTCTATCGCTTTATTTAATTCTGTCTGTTCTTCTTCTTGTCTGGATAATTTCTCTTCGTGTACAGCAAGCATACGATTTATGCTGTTAGAAACATCTGAAATTTTGTTTATTGCTGTATCTAATCTCAAATGTATTTGTTTGATATCAGATATCTCTTTTTTTAGTATCTCTACTTCTGTTTCTAAACTCATTTATTTGTCTCTCTATATTTTCTAATCTCTCTTTCAACTGTGGAAACTTTTGCATCTGTTTCTCTTCAGCAGTAAGAATATTAAAGTTATACCTTTCGGCTGTCCAATTATAAAATACATCAACCTTTGTATAAAACCAAACTCCGAACTTAGTTTTTTTAAACCACGTTGCCGATGCATCTCCTATGATGCTAGCAGCAATTGCTTTAAGTAAAAAGAACCAAATAGTCATTAAATCGCCTCTCTATAGTATTTATAACATGTCAAAACTTTGACAGTTACCTTTATTTGACTAGAAATATAGTTAATATTTTGACGTTATTCTTTAGCAGATGCAGGCCAACGTCCAAACATTCTTACTGCATAGTACGAGGAATATATTTTCCAACTAGAGACTTTTGGTTCAGCAGATTTCATTCCATCTAAGAATACACGATCTGAAAGATATCTTGCTTTTTTCCATGTTGCCTTATCTGATTTTCCACCACCATGCCACCAAAAATATCTAAGTTTTGCATATAGATGATCGTGAATCACAGCTGCCCGAGCAACATCCCAAGGTGAAATGAAAGCCCAGATTGCTCTTGGAACAGAGGCGAGGTCTGTTACCATACCTTTACCACATGTTACTCTGCCTGTACCTTTACCAGTATCGATCACACTTGCGCCACACTGTGACAAAATTGCAACATCTTCATTGTTTAGTTCTTCGCTCTCAAATGACAATAGTTTTTCTAAAACCCAACTTTTAGGGGGTGTAAATTCAGCAACTAATTTACCATTAAACTTTCCCATAGTTAGTCCTTTCCCTTTGGTTCATCCGTTACAGCTTTCTGATAATAGATGATTATTTCTTTTTGTTGTTCAATATATCTTCTCAACTCTGCCATGTCTAATGCCAAGTTCTCATATGATGGAACAGACATAGCATAAAAAACGTAATCACCATTTTCTTTTGTAAACTTCTCTTTAAACTCTTCATAGTTTTTTTCTGTAACCACATAGAATTTAACTGGAAGCATTTTAACTGATTTAGGCATAGGTTTTACATCTATTACTGGTTTAACAACCTTAGTAATAGTTACTATTTCCTTTTCAGGCATCCAACTACAACTACTTAGTATTAGTAATAGACTCGAACATGTCAAGAACCTTTTGAGATGCATCATTTATCCTTTTTTGTGTTTCTTCTGGTTTGTTAAGAGATGCGGCTGGTAAATCTATTTTACTTAGTTTCTTCCTAAGTGTATTACCATACTTCTCTGCATCTATCAACTTTGA